CAAAGTTTGGCTATGCCGTTAAAAATGGCCTTGTAGACACCCATAACAAAACTTAGGTATGTGGTGATGGCATCCATACCACCTTTAATTCCTGTTTTAATGGCGCTGAACACGGCATCAACAATGTCCCGAAAGGCATCAAATTTCTTGTAGGCAAGCACCAAGCCCACAACTAAAGCGGCAATAGCAATCGCAAAAAGCACCACTGGGTTTGCTGCCATAACAGCATTAAAAACGGTTTGAACGGCTGTGAACGCTGTTGTTGCGGCAGCCCAGGCGGTCATCGCTGCATTAGTAATAACAATGGCAGCTGCAATGCCACCAATGACGCCCGCAATGATTAGGAACACTGTTGTGTTTTCTGAAGCCCATTGGCCCATGGCCTGAAGAAATGGCAACACAGCCTCAATGGCTGGCAAAAGTGCAGCGCCCACTGATTCTTTTGTTTCAGCTAGTGCAACACCTAGGCGTTTAAATTGTCCCTCTGCTGTTCCTGCCGCGGTGCTTGCTTGGTCCATAAATGTGCCTGAAAGGGCAGCCATCATTTCATCAGCTGATGCCCCGTCTTTTTCCATTTGTTTTAACTCTGGAGACAATTTGCCCAGGGCAGTTGTGGAACCAGCTGCCGCTTTTGCGAGTGCTTCAGTAACTGTGCCTAAATTTTTGCCTGTACCAGCAGACACATCCATCGCCAGAGCAGCAAGTTCCTGGGCCTTGGTGACGTCATGAGTTTGGGTCACAAGTCGCGCCAAAGTCGGCCTCAACTCGTCATCAGAAATTCCCAGTAATTTGCCTTGGGTACTTATCCAATTTTCATTGGCTTTAATTTGCGCATCCGTAGCGCCCGTGGTGTTGCGTAAAGTTAGCGCCAGTTTTTGTTGTGCAGCGTCATCTTCTATTGCACCTTTGGCGGCATCACCTAAAGCAACAGCCAAACCTGCTAATGCAAGGCCAGCAGGTACAGCTGCTTTTTTGATTGCAAACTGGGCTTTTTCGCCGTTGGTTTCAAGCTGCTTAAATTGTTTAATAGCTTTGGAAATGCCTGTTCCGTCAAATTCGCTAATGATGGGGATATTTACAGCCATTACTTCATGCCTTCATTTACGGTAGCGATTACGCGCAACACTAGCGCCCTTAGTTCAGCTGTTATGGATGGGAGGGCTTGGTCAGCAGCAGGCCACAAAACGCGACTGGTACGCGCTGCAAGGTTTTCAGATAACAACGTGGCTTTTCCGCGCCCAGCTGTTTCCAGCACGACAGCGCCAGGGTCTGACTGGGTTACATAAATGACGTTTGCATCATTACGCCTGGTTGAAAATTTAACCTTTAGACCTTTGACGGCTTTTGTTTTTGTATATGGGAACAGTTTTTTGCCGCCTTGAGTCCAGTTGCGGTTCATTCCAGACAGGGGCGTGTCTGGGTAGCGGGAAGCAGCCAAAGAAACCAATGGCTGGGCTATTTGTTTAGCGTCAGCATTGAATTGTTTGCGCAGGTCTTTGTCAATTTTGCCTAGGGCCTTTATGGCTTCCTTAGCGCCCACGATGTCAATAGATGCCGTGGCTGTCATTTGCGCCTCGATTTGTTTATTACATCTATAACAGTGTTCATGTCTTGAATTTCAAATGGTATTTGTGGAGGCCACCACCCCGTTTCAACTAACAATTCAGCTAGTGAACGGGAGTAGGTGCCTCTTCGGTGGGGTTTGTGGTTTCATCCGTTACCACTTCAATGTTTACCAAGCGCCTGACGTAATCGTCAAACACTGCTGGCACTGGAATGTTGTTCACCTTGCAAGCTTCAAAAGCCATAAAGGCTAAATCTTCTAGACCTACACCAGTGGCAAGGTTTGAAGCCTTTTGTTTAAACTTTCGCTCCCAGGCAATAATGACATAGAGGTTAGTTTTGACTTCGTAGGTGGTTTGGTCTGTTGTGACTTTGAGCGTGAGTTGCATTTTGGTTTTCTTTGTTTATGGTGCGGTAATGTCGCGTACCCAGGTGCCGCCAGTAAATGAAGCTTCAACTGTTGCCAGTTCGCCCACTGTGGAGTTAATTGGGGTGAAGTTGGCAAGCATACAGTTAGTCAAAACATACTCAGGGTTTGTTGCTGACTCCGTTGCACCTGAAGGCGAAATGGTTAGAACTGTTGTACCTGTTCCTACGCATGACGCCAAAATTGCCTCAACCTCGGTAGCGCCATAACTAAGGAAAAAAGTAATTGACACGTCTACGGTTTGAAGGCCACCAGTGAAGCGGTGCCCAGTGTCACCAAAGGCGGTGCTTTCAAGGCTGTCCTGACCAATGGTAATCATGCAAGCGTTAGCTTGGTCTGACAAGTCCGTGGTGGTTGCACCCTGGGTAATTCCGATAGTTGCGTTGGATAGGAATGTTGTTGTTGCCATTGGTGGCTCCTTTTTGTTAGTTGCGCCGTACTGCTACGGCAACGGTCATGTCATAGCAGGGAAGCATCTGCTCGCCGTATGTGGCAAGTGATGGCCTTCCATCCACTATGGCTATTGGTGAGTTCATAATTGTGTCTACTGTGGTCATAAGGTAATCGCCTGAATCTTGGTTGCCAGGTGGCCCAGCAAGCACGCGAATCACGAGGCGAATGTCGCCCACGTTATAGGTGAAGGCGTCAAGTGTTGGCAGTTCAATCATGACTGAAAGCGGGCGCGCATTGCGCGGGTCTGTCACAGGTTTTAAGCCCAGCGTTGTTAGCGCCGCCTTGGTGGCGTTCACTGCTTCGTAAAGGATGCCTGTTGCAGCCATTAGGCAACCTGGGGCCTTCCGCAACCAAGCAGCTGCATAATTTGACCTAGGGACATTGTGGGGGTTCCCATACCCATTGAATCAAAACTGGCGTAGCCATCTACGGCTCCACGGCTTCTGTATTGCATTGCTGCATACATAATGGTGCCCAATTTTGCTGCACCATCTGGCGAGGAACTTAACGAATCTGTATAGCCGGCCTCGCGCCTTTTACGAAATGCCCAACTGTTTGCAGCTGAAACACAGACAGCAATAAAAGCCGTATCGTTTGCCGTTGCTACTTCAATGCCTAGCCAACTGGTGACATCGGCGCTGGTTATCCAACTGCATGAAGGTGTAAAGGTTACTGTGCCCGTAGCAACGCTTCGCGCAAGGTCATCGCCTGCACTGACGTAAATAAATTGGTTTTCCATAATGACGTCATAGTCAAAGAGCAAATCGCCCTCTTCTGAAACGCCAATGAATTCGTAAGGCTCGGTAGAAATAACAGTGTGGGTGCCATTGAAGTTGTGCCCCGCGCCTGCTACAACTACCGAGTCTTGAGGTTGGATGTCCGTATCTACAAAAGTCTGCAAGACGGCATAGTCCTCTAGTCGCGTGTGAAAAGCGAGGTTGAAGGTGGCCATGGTCTTGCAGTCTTTCTAGATTGTCTTTATCAGCCTACTGGAGCCATTTTGACGAACTTGCTCGAGTCAATCATTAAAGTTGCAAGGTAACCACGGAAGGCAATTGTGCGCGACATAGTTGAAGGTACATCAATGCTAAGGGCACCTTTTTGCTGTTCAAAGATTTCATAGCCAGATGCATCACCAACAATAAGTGTGTCCGCTGCAAAGTTGCGGTCTACAACAACCTGCAAACCAAATGCAACACCATTAACTTGTCCAGGTGCAAGATTACCAAATGCGTTCATTGGGCCAATCTGTGGAAACAACGGCCTCTTTGATGTGTCGCTAAGGCTGAGCAAAAATCCCCACCATTCTGGGTTCACAAAAATGTGAGTTGGAAGGTTGCCGTTGCTTGAGGACAAAATTGTCTGTGCGGCACCTGAAATCCATGTTGCCCAATATGAAGCGTCAAGTACAGAAGCAAGTGCAAAGTTACGAGTAACGGTTGCACCTGTTTTAAGGTTGTCTGCTGCAACATTGTCGGTTTCATTTGCATAAATGCGTGCCATGTCATCTAGCACCAGGCCGATAATTTCGGGCTGACTCCAATCAATTGATTGTTCGGAAAGCGTGACGAATCCGCCGTAGCTACCCTTGGTGACTTGGTTGTCTGTAACCACGAAAGTGCCTTGTGTAAGTGAGGTGTTTTCAGTTGCTTGGTTACCAATTGAAGTGTGCGTAGTTACTTCAGGGCGAATGAACACTTTGCCACCTTGTGGCATTGCTTTTGCACCAATGGCATCAATGACTGGGCGGCGACCAATGAAGTTGTTATAAACAGGCTGAACGATTGGCAGCGGAAGCACACCAGGAATGTCAGAAGTTACAACGTCAGGCGCGGCGGCTTGAATGCCTGCACTCATTTCGCGCCATTTGTCTCCGCCAACGAAAGCAGCAGAAATGTATTCGGCAGCTGTTGGCATAACGAATGTGCGTTTTGCTGTTGCATAAATTGGGGTAGTTGGAATGATTGAAGCCTCGACCTCAACCACTGGGTTTTCTTGTGTTGCCACTTCTGGTTCCTCCTCGGAATCTGTTGGGGTGGGTTCGGTTGCATCTTCTTCTGGTTCGGATGCAGCGATTTCTGTTATCTGGGCCTCTTTAAATGCAGGCTGGGCTACCAGGCTGATTTCTATGAGGTCAGCTTTTGACACGACCATTACGCCGTTTTTGTCATATTTAAATTTTGTGGGGACAGCACCAACGCTCACTGAGTCGTACGCGCCTGCTTTTACAAGTTCAATGGCGTCAGCTGCTGCACCTGTTTTTGCAAAGGTGGCTGTAAAGCCGAGCCCTTCTTCAAAATCGGCAAGGGAAGAAACGACTCCGCGCAACTGCCCCATGTCGTGGTTTTCCAAAAGCTTTGGGGCCTTCATGTTTAAATCAAAAGCGCCTCGAGAAAATGAAACTTTTGTACCGTCTGAAACTGTTGCGGATGCTGGTGCCCAGGGCACTGCAATGCCCGTAATTGTTTTGGGGGCATCTTCACCTGCTGAGGCGTCAAGAGTGATGGGGACATTAACGAAATGAATCATGTTGGGCTTTCTATTGGTAGTTCAACGTCTGGTTCCACCATTACTTCTGAATACATTTCTTCAGCGAGGTAGCCCTCTACGTCAAATTCAACATAACGATTTCTTGGTAAAACATTTGAGGCACTGAGTACCTGTTGCAGGCACTCTATAAATGGTTTAGCCCCATACAGGTAAAGCTGGCGGTTGCTGTCCTGCACGTTTGTGTAGGTCAGGCCTGAACCTTCCTGGGGTGCAGACACGAGGTAGGCAGGAATGTTTGACACGCGGGCAATTTCTAGCGATTGGTATTTGCGCTGTTCGCCTACAACTTCGGCGGGTGAAACGCTAAATTCTTTGAACTCGATGTAATCGTTCAAGGCGCCTATGGCGTTTTGGCGTCGCATCTGTGACCATGCAGCTGCAATTTCGCTGAGGCTGTCACTGTCTAAAGTTTCGCCACCTTTTTGCTGAAGATAACCAGGGACAGTTTCAAGAGTTGCGTAACGGTCAGCCGCTTGGTCTAGGTGGGTTGCAATTGACAACGCTCGAGCGCCTTGGTACAGCAAGCCCTGAATTGGTGAAAGGAATTGAATGACATCGTTGCTGTCTGGAATTTCAACGCCGTTAAATTGCACCACGTCAGAAGGGCCAAACCATTGCGGGCCTGTTTGGTTTGGGGTTGTGACCATGGCGGCTGGTAGCCAGGTAAAGCTTGCTGGTAGGCCTGTGGAGTAACGGGAAGTTACAAAGGCAAAAGCCCTGCCGTGGAAAAATAAATCACTAAAGATATTGGAATAGAAAAAGTTTCGTGTGACCTTTGGGTCAGGCTGTTCCATCCAAGGTTCCACAGGAAGGTAAATTTTTTCGTAACGTTCGCCTGTCCACTGCTTTGAATAGTGCCGCATTTCAAGGCAGCCAATCATTGAGGCCAGTAAGTCTTTGGAACGGGAAACTGTTGGGTTTTGCAGGGCGCGTTGTTCAGCTGCACCAGTGCTGTATGCAAGGAAGTCATTGACCTGGGCAGCGCCAGCACCAGCGGCTGCTTTAATGGGGGCGGCAGATATTTGGGCTGTCGTTACTTTTGGAGTGAAAAATCCCACGGGCGGAGTCTTGCACAAACTTGTTGCAAATGCAACTACCTCGCTGAACCAATCATTGCGCGCCCAGATTGTCCAGGTCTTGACACCAGGGAAGCAGCTGCAACTAGGCACCTGGCACACTCGATTGGCCCTGGAGACTTTTGCGATGACAAAACGATTGCCCCATTGGCTTTAACGAGGGTGGCGCGATTGACGTGTTCCGCCAGCATTTCCTCGCCAGTGTGCAACAGTCTGCCTTCAGTAATCATTGACCTAACCAGCCCCGTATATTTAATCATTTCCGCATAGCCCCAAAGGGAACGCCTACGAATCAACGGTTCTGGGGTGTGCAAATCAAGTGTTGGCGTTATAGCAAGTTTTAGTTTGGGGTCTGCTTCCATAAGTTTCCCAATGTGCAGCCACATTTGCCTGTTTGTTTCGCAAGTAAAAGCCACGCTTGCCACGATGTCCCCGTCACTGTTTAGGCCGCAAAGGATTCCCACATATTTACTGTCATCTACAGAGCTGTCCACAGCCAAAACTGAATTGCCACCATTTAGGGTTTGGTTTGTGGTATAACGCTTTGCCCATTCGCCAGGATTAATCCAGGAATTGGCTGCCGCAACCCAAAGATTGCAGTGGGCCCTCAAATACTGGGAACGGTCAGGCGCGGCAGCTGCACTTTCTAAACCCTTCATAGTTATTGTTCGGCCCAACGCTGGATTGGCATATCCCCAATAAATTGGGTCATCTGGTGACACCCCAGACGGCAAACTCCACTCAGCCATAAACAGGTCAGTGCGAACACCTGAATCAATAACACCTAGCGCCTGTTCCCGTAGCTTGAGGAACGCTCGAGAAGATTCATCGCCAGCAGTGGAAACCAAAAAAGCGAGCGGGGATGGTACAGCAATTTGTGAAGGTTTTAAAGCCCCAAAATAAGTGGCTTCAGATATGGCCCACAATTCATCCACAATAAGAATGTCCCAGGTGCCACCATGTTTTTTACCTGTCGCGCTGTTCACTTTGTAGACAGAGCCATCGTGCATTTTGACTTGGTGCCTGCCGTACGCCCACGTTACTTTTGCCAGGTCAGACTCTTCCAACAGTTCAAACACTTCCCGCAAATCTTCAAAAACTTCAGTAGCCAAACCCAACTCGTGGGCCGTAGACATAATGCGAACAGGTCGCCCCCAAATGCGTGGCAGTTCAGTAAGACAAAACCCCACCAGGGCAGACAACATTGTTGTTTTTCCATTTTGGCGACCCGTTGAAATTAAAGCAGTGCTTGAAATAAAGTTTCCAGCTTCATCATGTTCCAACGCGCCATCTAATGCCAACAATTGCCACGGAAACAACGTGCGGCCCAGATGCCGTTCACTCCAATCGCCCACCAGAGCCGAGTAAGACCCAAACGCCCCAGTGGGCGTAACCAGCCGAGGCTGCTCCACCCCAACGCCAACAGTCCCAGCCGTTTCACAAAGGTCTTGAACCGAGTCATGACTATCCCCAGAGATATACAGAGAAGGGGTCGGGTCCTTT